ACTTGTTAGTCTTGCGTTACCTGCAATACCACCACTTGCTCCGTTATGCATAACACCAATTTGTGCATTACAACCTGGATCAGTTGGAGCAAACTGGCTACCGCCTCTTGCATAGCTTCCGCCTATTGTATTTTCAAAATCAATTAGTCCAGTAATTTGTGAACCAATACTTTTCACATCATTTAAGATTGCATCAAGTTCACTTTGTATTAGTGATCCGCTAGTAATTCTACTAAGGTTATTTGAGATATTACCAAGTAGTCCGCCATTAAACACATTACTGTTAAAGCCACCGTTTGTACTAATACAAGCACACATATCTGCATCTGAGATAGCACCAATAGCATCAGTAATTGATTTACCTGCGCCAAGGAAACTACCCATTGCACGTTCTAACATATTTGGAATAGCAATAGGATCTACTGGAGCACTACAGAAGTTAATCATGTTAGCAACGTTTTGTGCTTCAGCTAGTACACCATTAAGTCTTCCCAATACTTGGTCAAACTTAGTGTGATCCATAAATTTTTCTAAATCACCTTGCAATTCAGATAGGGCATCTTGCAATTCACTTTGCAAACCTTGAATACCAAGTAGAGCACCAATGTTACTGTGCAAGCATAACTGTACATTAGGTAATTTTAATCCATTACCTGCTAACAGTCCACATAGTAGTTCTCTGAGAGTAAAACTGTATTCTGCACTTACTACACCACGTAATGCATCAGTACCAGCGGCTTGTGTACCACTGAGATGATGTTTCGTATCCAAGTAGTCATTTGCACTTTGCAGACCACCTTTAAAATCTTTAAAACTCATTGTACTGTTTGACCTCCGCCGGCTCTAACATTAGGACTAGCACTACTAGCATTTGGACCGCAATGATTACCGCCCAAAGGAGGACACAATGAATCCGGACTAGCAGGATCTTGTTGTAAAATAACTGGTATTCCGCCAATGCGGACTTTACCTACAGTTTCAGTTGCTCTAAGAGCTCCGCCACCGTGTGTGTTAGGATCGCCTTGTATTGAAATAGGTCGACTGTTTGCTCTGACATTTGTCTGTTGTGCTATAGTTGTTGCACCACATGTCCTACTGTCACCATTTCTATGAATAAACCTTGCCATGCAAGTATTTATAAAAGTCCTGTGAGCTTTTCTGTATCTTGGGCACTTGGCATTGTAATACCACTAGAACCTTGCATGTAAACATCACCAATGCCTTTAGATGGCTTGTACATAGCAACAATTTGATCCTGACTAACTGTAACTGGGTCACTACTGTGTACATCCATACTCATTAGCCACGGAATAAGCATTGCTTGTCCGTTTTGTGGGTTTAGTGTTAGTACAGTTGGTTTTACAATGTACAGTGTTTTTTGATTAGTTGCTGAATCAAACTTATCAAATCTAGCTACAACTTCTTCGCCTGTACTAAGTTTAATGCCTATAATGTCATTCTTTTTATAATTGGATGTCACCAACATCGATTTCTCCTATGAGTTCTCTTACCATTTTTGGATCCATACGAACAAGTGCTTGCCCACCTCCTGCTACTAGTAGTTTTCCATTATTATAAATTTGAGGCATAGTTCTATGCCCTTCACTTATCAAAAACTCTCTAGCTTCAGGATTGGTATCCACTCGTATTTCTTCGTATTCGAATCCATTTGTATCTAAGTATTGTTTAGCCATTGTGCAAAAATGACACAATGGCTTGCTGTATACCGTAATCACAATTTCATTCCTGCGAAAGTGCTACCGTTAACATCTTGTTTAGTACCACCAATAACGTAACTACTAATCTCAGTTTCTTGTGGTGCCACTTGTACTTCAGCACCAGCAATCCACTTTTGTGTCCACGGTAAAGGATTACTTACACCTTTGTATGGGCTGTCAAGTCCTACTGCCGTCATACGTTTATTAGCAGTCCACTCGACATATTCACCTAATAGTTGTGCATTCAGTCCAATCATTGATCCATCCTTGAACAAATAGTCTGCCCAGGCTTTCTCTTGGTCTACTGCATCAACAAATAGTTGAACCATTTCGTCCCGAGTTTCTTCTTGGATACGAGCAAAGTCGGGATCATCTTTGGGCATCAGTTTTAGTAATGTTTGGGTACTACCCAAATGTACATTCTCATCTCTACAAATAAGTTTAATAATCTTAGCATTGCCTTCCATCTTTTTAAGTTCAGCAAATGCCCAGCTACATGCAAACGATACATAAAAGCGAACGCCTTCTAGAATGTTTACACTCATCATAGCTTTCCATAATAGTTTCTTAAGCTCATACTTGTCTACAACGATCTTCTTACCGTTGACTGTATGTTTGCCTTCGCCTAGTAGATTATACCACATGCCCATTTCAATAAGGTCATCATAGTGCTTGCTGATATCGCCTGCACAATCCATAATTTCACTAATATCCATCATACCATCAAAGATAATACTAGGATTTGAATATACATTTCTAATAATATGTGTGTAACTGCGACTGTGGATTGTTTCATTAAACGTCCATGTTGTTACCCAATTTTCAAGTTCAGGTAAACTTACTAGTGGATTGAAACTGTCTGCAGGAGCTCGACCTTGAACACTGTCCAATAAGATCTGGCGTTTTAAGTTACTGGTGAAGATGTGTTGTTCGTGTTCTGTTAACTCTTTAAAGTCTTTTGCATCACGCAATACATCTACTTCTTCGGGACGCCAAAAGAATCCCAACTGTTTGTCTGTCAGTTTATCAAACTGACGATACTTTAAAGTATCATAGCGTTGAATATCAACGCCTCCATTCGGATCTAGGAACATTAAACTTTCGAGGTGCTTGTTCCGTTGATTTGCATTTAATACACTCATTGCTTCTCTTTCTTATATTACACAGCTTTCGCAGTCTTCTTCTTCAAATTGTTCTTCGTCTACAGTTATATTACTTGATTCATTTAATTTGTCAATATCTAATTCACCTTGTCCATCATAGGTGTTGAAATAATACAACTGTTTACCACCGTATTTGTAGAAGATCATTAAATGTCTTAGCATTTCACTCATGCTAATCTTTTCATCTTCATAAAATACCGGATTGTAACTAGTATTAACACTAATGCCCTGGTCAATATACTTTTGTAATACTGCCATAATTTGTAAGTATCCTTCTGGGCTTCGTTGATCCCATAACAATTCATATTTGTTTTTTAGCTTGTGTATACTTGGTACCACTTGTTTTAGGATACCATGTTTACTTTGCTTGACACTTACAAGACTGCGAGGTGGTTCAATGCCGTTTGTAGCATTTGAAATTTGTGCTGATGTTTCAGCTGGCATTAGTGCCATCAGTGTTGAATTTCTAATTCCTGTACGCTTTAGTTGATCTCTTAGTTCTCTCCAAGGCATACGTTCTTTGTGTGCGACTAGTTCGTCTACATCTTGTTTGTATGTTTGGTTAGGTGTAAGTCCATTATGATATTTGGTTTGATCACTCCACAAACATGCACCTTGCTCTTCAGCTAGGTCTGCACTTGCTTTGATTAGATAGTAACTCCATGCTTCTGCAAATTCGTCAATCATTTCCAAGTTTGGTTGTGTATATGACATATTGTTTTTCGCCATCCAAAATGCCAAGTTAATAATACCAACACCCAACGGACGTCTGCCTTCTGTGGCATTTTGTGCCGCCTTTACAGGATAGTCTTGATAGGTTAATAGTGCATCAAGTCCTCTAACAGCTAGTTCACAAGGCTTTGCAAATTCTTCAGGTGTTTTAATTTTACCCCAATTAATAGCACTCAATGTACACAATGCAATTTCACCTTCTTCGTCATTGAAGTCGTTAAGAGGTTTAGTTGGCAAATCAATCTCTGCACATAGGTTGCTTTGTCTAATTGGTGCAACTTCTTCTATAAAGCTACTGTGACTATTTGCATTATCTACATTTTGTAGATAAATTCTACCTGTGTTCTTACGCTCTTCCATAAACATACTAAACAATTCTGTTGCACCGATTGTTTTCTTGCGTAGTCTTGTATTGCGTTCTGCACGTTCGTATAGTTCTTTAAACTTGTCTTGGTCTGCAAAAAATGCTTCGTACAAACCAGGAACATCGCTAGGTGAGAATAATGTAATTTCTCCGTTGCTAATTAATCTTTCATAAAACAATTTGTTAAACTGTACACCATAGTCCATATGACGCACACGGTTATCGTCTGTACCTTTGTTATTCTTAAGTACAAGTAGGTCTTCTACTTCATAGTGCCAGATTGGATAGTATAGTGTTGCCGCTCCGTTTCGCACTCCGCCTTGACTACAACTCCTTGTTGCACTTTGAAACATTTTGTAGAATGGTACGACTCCTGTGTGATAGGCGTCACCCTTACGAATGGGACTTCCGAGAGCCCGTATATTGCCGGCGCCGATTCCAATTCCTGCTTTTGCTGAAACATACTTAACGATGCTACTAGTAGTAGCATTGATGCTATCAAGGCTATCGTCAGTCTCAATAAGGACGCATGACGAAAATTGGCGTTGTGGAGTTCTAACGCCAGCCATGACAGGAGTAGGAAGGCTAATATAAAATAATGAAACTGCGTCATAATAATCCTTTACCCATTGCAATCTTGTTTCTCTTGGGTATTCAGCAAACAATGTTG